CCAATCCCTCCTTTACTTAAGGGTACCCATATAAGTGGAAATGGTAGATTAGCATATATTCTCTCTCCCTCTTCATCCCTACCAAAACTAATCTTTCTAATCAAATTCCATTCTAAATATCTCCTAACTAGTCCAGATACCGTATTGTCTCCTCTGAATTCATATTCTCTGTACTGTCCTATTCTAGCTCTCATCTTGTCAATAGCATCCATTTCCCGATTTACTGTCTCACTTTCTTCTAGAGATATTTGCATATACCTAGGGCTCGCAAAACCCCATATCCCGGCTTTCTTCAAAAATTCAAAATGTCCAGATCTGCATCCAGTTTTATTAATAGATATCTTTAATCCAGCCGATTCAGCTACAGAATTCAACAAATCTAGAAATTTTGGTATCACTATTTTCTTTTCATCCTCAGATATAATTCTCATAGGTTGTAATACCGCTATTTGGTCGTCACCTTGCAGTTTAAAACTTTCAAATGTATAGTAGTCAGAAATTGTCAGGCCATTAAATCCAGATGAAGTGATTGTCATTTCATCATTAACTTCTTTAATATATGCATAGTTTGAAGCTGTGTTTGACAGTAAGGTACTGAATTCACCTGACAATAGCCAGAAAGCATTTATAATTTCAGTTTCAGTAGGAGAGTCCCACAATTTGAATTTTGCATCCTTTAATGTTTCCCAATCTGCTAATAAGTATTGAGCCGGATCTTTATTCCCTAATATTTTAAACTTCCTTTTGTCGAGTATGTCCTTCTTTAATATCATAACATCCTTTAGTGCCTGAATAGCGTATATCCTAAAATTATTAAATACTTGAGTCTGATCGAAATTTGAGAAGTCAGATAACAATATTAACTTGCCCATCGGATCACCTGTTATAGCCAAATAACCTCCCATCTCAGTCATGTATCTACCAGTGTCTATCGTCAGAGTTGATACTGGAAATTGTTCCTGTGTATAAGCTTTGTCTGGAAACTTTTCTTTTGAAAACCACTCTACCATATCTCTAGTGAATCTCTCAGCCATAAATCTGTATAAAGGTACACCATATACTAGTCTCGTTTTCCTAGCCGGCACATCTCTTCTAAATAATTTACCAGGATTATTATCAGTCAAGCTGTTTACCATCTTTTCAAAACTAAATAAGTTATCAGGATTGCCAAGTAGGTATCTAAATGCCATAGCTTTATCATTGAATACCCAATTGATTTCTTCGCCATCTAGTTCTTTTAATTTAACTTTAACTGAACCAACATCTGGATTATCACTACCATCCTCAAAATGCTTATTTAATCCACTTGATCTAGTAGTCAAATCCGTCATCAAATCTAAAACTAACTCTTCTTCATTTTCAGGTATTAGTTCAATCCATCCCGATAGAAAATTATACCATATATCATATAGCTTTTTATAAACTCTGTTTTCTGGTTTGAATTCATTGGTTACGTCTTTTATCGAATCTCTAACTGTGTTACTAAAATTGGTTCTCATTATTCCACTTAATGCTTCTAAGAACCACAAGGTCGAAAAATCAGATGCTGATTCATAACTGACTTCGTCAGATATTAGACTTTTATATTTCTTAGCTGTCTTCATAAGTCCAGCAGTACACATTTCCTTATATTGTTTATCTACATCCTCCTTTAATCTAAAATAGGTAGACACGTCAGGATTAACATCAGGCATCGCTTTCTTAATGAATGCATTTAAATTTTCATCCACCCACGCGCATCTAAATCCTGTATTAGACATTGACAAAGCACAACTGAGAAATGGAGCTTTAAAGTTCTTCAAATTGGTACAATTTCTTTGAGGATTCTTAAATAGATATACAAAACACTCTTCAACAATCGCTTCTTCAAGTTTATCTGTCATTAGTTCCCAGATACATCTAAGATATAATTTGACTCGAAGTGTAACAGCCGCATCATAGCAGTCATCAGCAAGAGTCACTCTTCCATTTGTTGATTCAATGAATGGTTCTGATTTGAATAGTTCAAGATATCTAATAAATATTTTTGTGATGTTACTTTCCAACATTCTATTCCCAAACATTAAATGAAACATGATTACCGTATTCCAACTTTTTGTGAAACCATTTATCAATGATGTATTTCTAAAATCAAAGTCGAAC